TATCACCTTGTCCCTAAAATCTTGTGTAGTCGCCATTTAACGCTACTAGGCTGAAGTGGGGTGCATCACTCGCCTATCTTTTCTTCCACGCCACCGATTTAGGTGCTTAGTACGCCTGGAGTGCGGACTGCAATAATACTACAAGTATTTATTCATGTGAAAATCCCCATGAAAACCAAAGGTTTGCAGATTTGATAACTCTCTTTCATAGCTAAAATATCTTGCTAACTCTTCCGGTGCAAACTTTATTCCGTTGCTAACCAAGTAATCACGGTTTAAATGACAGATTAAATCATCTTCGTTTTTATTGTCGTAAACAAACTTAGGAGTGTTGGTTAATTCCAACAGTTTCTTGCTTCTAAGGGAAAAACCTCCGTTACCAACTCTTAGTCCTTCAGGATGCCAAGGCCATACAGCACCTATGTAATCGTAATCTAAAAATTGGGGTTGCCAGGCGCTTGCGTCAATTACCCACCCATCCCATTGCACTATCAAAACAAAGTCCGTATGGATGTATTTATGCAACTCCTGAAGGATAAATTTGCTATACGCTTGCCGACTGTTAATACTCATGTGGTCAATAAACAATTCACCACCAAATTCAATGTTTCTTTTACTTCTTTCTATGGCGGCTTTTGCTTTGTCAGGCTGTACTGAGTCTATGGCGCAAATAGTTACATTACTCAATATCATCTTGTTTTCCAAAACTGTTGTTTTTTGGCAACAACTCAGGCCAAACATACAATGCCAATTTGGGAAACATATCTTGACGAGTTACCAAACCATTAGATTGTTTTTCTATTTCTGCCGACAAAAATACCAGCCTGTTAAGAGGAATACCATTGACTTTCCATTGATTTACGGCTGCTTGGTCTATTTTAAATAGGTTTGCTACTGCTTTAGCGCCCCCTAAAAGACCAATTATTTGTGCGTCTGTAAGTGCGAATGTTGTTTTCATGCGTCAATCTTACATAAAAATAATATATTTCACAAGAGTATTGCAAAACTTTATAAGTTGGCTTATAGTCTGTGTATAGCAATTTTGCTATGCCATTAAAGGGGATTTAAATGGGTGAATTAAACCAACTAATGCTGGAAATGGAAGAGCGCTTAGAAATAGCGCTAGACAACATGGAATTTGGCACAGAGTTAGCACAAGACGATATAGATGTTATTCGTGCAGCTTGTGGCAAACCTAACAACAAACGCAATGTGTTACTACAAAATGTATTTGAAGACTTTGGTGGTATTTTTGGAAATCCTCTTGAGTCTTTTCCAACAATTAGAGGTGCAAAATGATTACTTCTGACTCCATTGCTAACTTGACTTTAGCTTTATCTATCGTGCAAGGAAAAATGACTCATGCGATTAAAGACTCTGCTAATCCTTTTTTTAAGTCTAAATATGCTGACCTTGAGTCTGTTTGGGATGCTTGCCGTAGCCTTCTTTCTGAAAATGGGTTGGCGGTTTTGCAATTCCCTGGCGAATATTACGATGGGTCTATGCGTTTAACTACCATTATTTCCCATAAATCAGGGGAATTTATAAGTCAAGAAATGTCTGTACCGGTAACTAAGCCTGATGCACAAGGCGCAGGGTCAGCTTTAACATATATGCGTAGATACGCATTAGCAGCAGTAGTAGGAGTAGTACAAGCAGACGATGATGGTAATGCCGCTTCGTCACCTAAACCAGTAGTAAAAGCGAGAGAGATTTAATCATGGCTTATATTCCAAAAGAAGGTAGTGGCTCACTATTTAAAAATGACCGCAAAACAACCGAAAATCACCCAGACTATACAGGCACTATCATGGTTAATAACCGTGAATGTTACTTATCTGCGTGGGTTAAAGAAGGCAAAAAAGGCAAGTTTTTTAGCGTATCTATTGGCAAAGAAAAAGCACCGGTAGGATTTAAAGCTAGTGGTAGCGATGAAATCCAGCGCCATACCATTGAAGATTCTGACCTTCCATTTTAAGGAATAGCCATGCTGAGTCACATCAAAGATGTTATTGGCGAAAAAGCCATTATTACTATGGAAGCCTATGGGGTTGATGAAGAAAGGCGGTTAATTTCTTTTGAACCCCAAGACTTAGAGTTAATACTTAAAGATGTGATTCAAGTATGCGCTGATATGTGCATTACTGAAGTAGATAGAAATGCAATTTTAGAATTACTCAACTAAGCATTTAAAGGGGAAATAAATGTCAGAACATTGGTATTGTGCCAAAACAGGCGCACCACGCTATACAACTACAGGTAAAAATGGAAAAGAAAGAAATACAACGCTTAGAGATGCCAAAGCTAACCCAGGCACTCTCGTACCTTCCGTTTCTACAATTAACAGCCAATTATCTAAATCTGGACTTAATACATGGTTTCAGACTGAGGCCATTAAAGCTGCCGCAGAAAACCCAAGAGGTCTGCAAGAAGAAGAAAAAGACTATATATCCAGAATATTAGAGTTATCTAAAAGAAAATCCCAAGATGCTATGGCTAGGGGTACTCTTATACATGACTTCATAGAATCGTTTTACAACCAAGAATACCTACCAGAGATGCCAGCGTATGTCCGTGTAGTAGATGACGCTATAACAGCCCATTTTGGCACTCAGCTATGGATTCCTGAACAGTCCCTAGTAAACCAAGAAGGCTATGGTGGTAAGTGCGATTTGTATTGCAAACCACGCCATGACTTTACTGGGGTCGTAATTGACTTTAAGACTACGGAAAAAAGCCCTGGTGATTTAACACCCTATACAGAGCATATCACTCAATTAGCAGCGTATAGAGAGGTTTTAGCCCCATCTGCACGATGCGCCAATGTATACATTAATGGCGAAACAAATGAAGTAGCCATTTATGAGCATAGTGAGCAAGACCTTAAAGACGGCTATGAGATGTTTCTAGCGTTGCTTAAAATATACAAATTGAAAACTGGTTTAAACTAATCACGAGGCTGGCTTGGTTTCCCCTTCCATTACTCCTTCACACGAGGGCCAGCCTCACCTTACAATGACCGAAAGCGTAAAGAAGCAAGTAGGTCACCTTTTTGGGCGTTAAGCCGCCAATGTAGGATGCAGTAATTGAGTTATTTTGCGGCTTTTTTACCCATTGGTTACAACTGCCAAATACAGCCCAGTAACATATATGTTACTTATTGTCGGTTTTTGTATAAAATACGATACATTTTTATACCCATAAGTATATATTTAATATACATATTGATACCTATATGAATAGTTATTGACAAAAAGTATCCATATCAACAGATTTGTTGACATTTTTGTAAAGTTTTGACGGCTGATTGTAAAGTTGTTGACATTGGATTGTAAAGTTAATGAATCATAAATAAGGCTTTAACCCACATACGGACTCATTAATAAGTCATTTCTTTTTTTTACAAAATACCCCGTTCGGGAATATTTCTGTAATTTACGCTACTTTTTCTTACATTCTTCCCGTTCGGGAAACTTTTTCTTACTTTGTTATTGTAAGCTGACTTATTTTAAAAACGCTTGTAAGTGCATGAAATTTAAAAAAAAGTTATGCAAAAATAGGTCATTGTTGTCCGAAATTTGTAGCATATATTAGACATTTGCATAAATACAACATAAGGGTTTATCCCTATATAAAAGTGCATAAAACTTTAATAAATTACTTACATAGCAGGTCTTGACACTATTCAGCTTTATGGCCCTTGGGGATTTCAAACTAAAAAGACCTGACCTGCTACTTTTATTAAGGGGATATGGATACATACATTAGAAGAGTATTTGAAGCTGAAGCACCTTGCGACAAATGCACTCAAAAAACAGATTGCCAAGAGTTTGAGTTGGCTTGTAGGGCATTTTCTTACTATGTTTTGCATGGCACATTTCACGCCCATACAGTAAGGATGCCTACGCATAACCTATTTAACAAAATCTTCAAAGAAGATGACAAGGCTTTAAAAACTTATATGAAGTCTTTGGCAGCTAAAGAAGGGGGTATATGTGGATAAGCGTATTCGTACCAAATCAGCGTTTAGAGAGATGTTTAAGTATAAAAACCACATTACGCACACTCTTGAAAAGCTAGTTGCTATTGAAAGCAAAAGACGAGTTATAGAAGTGTCTAGTGGGCCATTATGGTACATCTTTGGGTACAAATTAGTGTCTAAACCTTGGCTAACTTATGGGGAAATGTATGACTGCAAATGAACTAGCTATTTTATTGGAAGTGGATAGTTGGT